ACTTATTTATTTATTAAATCTTTATCGGCGATTATAATTAGATCTTCACCAAAGAAAGGATCAATCTTTTTAATCTCACTTTTAATTTCAGGATAATCAATCCAAACTTTAACACCTTCATTCTCGGGACTATAGTCATTATCAACCAAGTATTGCACCACAGAATCTTCCTCTAATGTTATAAAACCGTGAGCAAAGTATCTTGGTACATACACCTCATCACCCTCGTTCATTTCAAAAAAGAATACTTTATTGTAGTCCTCCGATACGGTTCTCATATCAATCACAAAGTCCAATATCTTACCTGAGATCACTTTAATTAACTTGGCTTGAGCATACTCATTCTTTTGGAAGTGTAGTCCCCGTAAGGTATATTTACGGGGATTTACACTGATGTTACTCTGAACCCAGTTCTTATCAAGTTTATCTAACATTAAAGGACTGAATGCCCCTCGTTTGTCTCTGAATACTTTGTTCTCAATAAAACGTGCCTTTTCCATTATAAAAATTTAATTTCATTTGTTATTGGGTTCCAGTCAATATTCCAGGGTGTGTGTGAATAAAGATATCGTTCGTTCAACACAGCGGCATTAAAGTAATGAGTGTGACCATCGTAGTAGTGCCCATAACCAGTATGGATGTGTCCACAGATATGAATCTTTGGTTTAATTTGTTTGATTCTCTCGGCTAGTAACTCACATCCAAGATGAACGTTTCGGTTTCCTTCAACATCATCTAATATACCCCAAGCCGGACCATGAGTAATCAAGATGTCAATATCTTCAGGTATCATATCCCATACCGCTTTCAACTCTTCACCGTTTCGTGGTAAATTGAATGCCCAATTATAGAACTCAGGTTGCCAGGGACTACCCCAAATTTTAACGGTTTGTGTATCACCATCTCCAACATTAACCCAATCATCTTGGAGATATGTAATGGTATCGTATTGACCGATAATCTCTTTTACTTTATCAACATTGTTTTGGAAACCCCAATCGTGATTACCCGCAATGAATACTTTATGGTGGTAGTTGTTTAAACCATTATACCACTTCGCAAACTCGGTAATTTCGTGTTCATATCCCATAGAAGAGAGGTCACCGGCATGTAATAATAAATCACCACCAAGAAGGTCATCTGTAACCTTTTTGTGTTTAGTGTGAGTATCAGATATTATAGTTATTTTCATAGTCGTATTTTTTTACTTTCAAATGTAGATTCAAACCGATACATGTAATTTATCATTTCCATTTTAGGAACTTGTTTGTTCCACTTCTTCTTGAAGTTCTCAAACAAAGTTCTTGCGGTTAATAATTGTTGGTAATTCTGACATGAACTAACAACCTTAGAAATGTACTGAAAATCTTTCTCGTATACCATAATTAATTTATTTTTATCCATTTGTTATCGTGGTTGTACTTGAATGATCCGATATGTTCTCGGTTCCATTCATTTGGTTGTATCAAAGATAAGAAAATATTTCCATCTGTACCATAATATAAGTGATAAATTTTTCCAATTACAGGTTCAAAACTAAATTTTGCTTTGTAGACCAGGTCGTTCCATCTGTATTCCTCAATCAGTTTTTCATATTCTTTTTTGAGTTCTTCAAACTTGTCCTCAAATTGTTGATTGACATGGGTTATTCTTGAACTCTTCCAAAACTGAATATCGTTCACAACAATTGCTGGTGCCCCAACATTTGATCCGTAAGGTAGTAAACCGGGGTTATCAGCAACATTGTCGGGTTTCTTATCCATTATAAAGTATTGATCTTATCGTTAATCTTCTTGATTAGAGTTTCGTCTGTAATTTGATTACTTGAAAGTATTTCATTTAATAACTTTTCGGTTTCCAACTTACCTTTTATTTTAACTCTATGTGTTGCAATAAGTTCTACCTCATATAACCTATAAGCAACCTCATCAACTTTTTTTAACTTGTTGATGTATTTTTCAATTCGTTGATCTATCTTTCGTTTCCTTTCTATATTGGTTATGGTTGGGATTGCTTTATACAATTCATCCAAACGACCTTTGAGGTATTGGATCTCACCGAATTTAAGTATTTCTTGTTCTGTCATATTAATCAAGTTTGGGTTCTAAAGTATCTTCAACAATTAATGTTTGATCTGGTATGTCTAATATGTAAGGACTTGGGTGTTGTCCTTTATGGATTGGGTTTTTACAATTACCTTTATGTGAACCCCAAATACTTTTACCATATCCTACTTTAATGTATTCACACCCTTCATAGGTGTATTCAACCACCTTTTGGTAATAATTTTCGCTATCTTTAGAAAGTTCAATTGGTTCTTGGGATGATTGTTCATCATTGGTTTGTCTATCACATGAAAGTGCTATTGTTATAAGAATCAATAGTAAGACAAAAATGTGCGCTACATAATTTTTCATAAATTAAAAATAAATGATTTGTGTTGTTAAATCAACTATGGTTTTGAATAATAATTGATTTTGTTTTGAGCATTTTCTATTAACCACTGATCAACATTTGGTACCTTCAATAAAAAATCTAATTCATACGAATAAGCCCAACATTCTTCTTGGTTTGGATCCATGTTTCTCCCATATAATAATAAGTGATAACTCTCATGAATTAGGATGGCACATATGTTATATATGTTACCGAAGTTCATCTCTTTGGTTGGGATAAGGATTGTTTGTGGTGGTTCTGTGGTGGCAAAAGTATTATTCCAATAACCAATCTTATTACAAACAGCAATAAGGTTATTATATTTTATGGTATCGTATTTTTGAATCGTATCTAATGCCTGTTGGACTTTACCTTTCCATCCATCCCCAACATCCGCAATCTGAACCTGAGTGAAAGAATAAGAATATAACATTAACGATATCAAAAGTTGCCATATTTTCATATTTTGATAATCGCTTCGTGAATTGCCTTCTTTAATGCCGACGATACCGTCATCTTTTCAAACGGCATCATTCCCTCTCTTACTTCAATCATCATCGCTCTTACTTCTGTTGACGACTCACCAATTCCCTCATAACACTTCCCATCATAATGTATTCTAACACCAACCTGAGTTAGAGATTCTGTTCTCTCAACACCAACAACTCTGATCGTTGTCTTTGGAAGTCCGAAGTAAAACACTTCAACATCCATGTCTTTCCCATCATCAGACAGACAGAACTTTTCGGATAATTCTTCTTCAACAATTTGTTTAATACCAAATCTGATGTCTCTGTTTCCAAGTTCTCTTAACTTCGCCGTGTTGTATACAGAATCCACATAAACACATTGTTGTGCTGTTACAATGTTACCAACTAGTAACATACCAAGTAGTAAGATTATATTTCTCATTTTATTTTATATTTTGTAAAGTCAGTTGATAATGGTTTCTCATTCTTGAAGTAATACTTCTCTACGGTTTTTCCGTATTTGATTGTTTTGTAGTATCCATCTGGTATAACAGCCCCTGTAGGTAAGACCACCGACTTAGGTGTAAATACACAACGGATCTCTACAGTTACAGATTGAGTCTTTGCAAGTTCTCTTTCACGAGCTTCCAATAATCTCCAAGTAGTTCTGTTTAAGTTCTCTTGTTGTAATGAACAATTAAGATAGGTGAATGTTCTATACATCATATCTCTTGTACAACTAAAGTTCGCCGCTGGTGCTAAGTGACCTTTATCATATGGATTGTTCTCATAGTCTTTGTTGTCTGATGTTAAGATTGAATCACAAACATAGAAGTCCATACCCTTTCTTGATGCCGTTCCATTTGGACACGGGACATTATACCTAATAAATTTTGGTTGTTGTAATTTTTCAGAATAAACAATCTCAAACATATCTGTCTTGATGTAGATTGAGTCTCTTAATGCTTTCTGACCGAAAACGAATAGTGGTAATAATAATAAAAATAATAATTTAATTCGCATAACCTGTTCTTATTAAATAAATGTTTGATGTCCCGTTGTTTGTAGGACTTTGTATTGTTAATCCCTGAACCCCAGGGTAGGTTGTTCTTAAATCACCAGAAGATGAATTAATTACATTCCATTGGGTTTGATTAAATAGTCTATATATTGGTACACCAACTTCCCAAGGTACGTTATATGTCTTCTGATAAACTTCATAAACATCCGATATCGTGAGGATGTTATTACCATTTGTATTTAATCTATAATAATCTTTAGAACTAAATCCCTGTGTTAAAATCTTTTGGTTGAAGAATTGAGCATCGCTCACATTTGGGTTACCTACCGTTATATTATCAACCACCAATTGAAAGTTGTACAAGGAAACATCTAACGTAGTTGTTATACTAAATTGTCCATTACTTGTCGTTGTATATGTTCCGTGTAATGTGTAATTAGTTTCTGAATTTAATTTTCTAAATAACTTTACGGAAATGTTAGGTATACCAACTCCTTCCGCGCCATAGATAAAACCTGAATGAATAAATGGTACAGGGTAATTTACCGTAGCAACAACTGCGGTTCTTGTTGAACTAATACAACCATTTGTAGTATTTCTTGATTGAGCAAAATATGTGGTTGTATTTGTAATACTTGGTGTGGTGTATGTTGTAACACCCAAACCTCCCGATATAACATTTCCCCCAACTGAGTTAGTATACCAGTCAACTGTAGAACCTGCGGGTGGTGTTGCAGATATAACGACCGTTCCCGCATTCATTCTACTTCCATTAGTACCTGTAGGTGCTGTAGGTGAAGTTGCCGGACTACACGATATTTGATGAGTAACAAATCCTGTAAAAAAATCCGTAAATGTTTGATTGGCAGGATCTGTCCATGTCCCATATTCTATAACATACGCACAACTAAAATTATTAGGTAAGTCATTCCATTGAGAACCATTCCATTTGGTTACCGCATAATCTTCATTGCCTGAATTATTAGGTTCTCCAGGTGCCCAGTTATTATATTGACCTGCAATGTTCCCGGTGGTTTGTCCATTTGCCGTTTTAATAAGAGTTCCCGATTCAGGTCCAGCGTTAATTCTCCACTGACCTTCCACCGCTTCGTCTGTAAGAGCGAACCATATATTTGATTGTGGTACGTTATTGAAAATAAATGCGTCCTCATCCGCAGATGTTATTGTAACTAAGTAACCTTGTTGTCCTTTAAACGTAGTTGTTAGTGATGTTGCTCTTGCATTTGTGTAAGTTGTACCCGCAGATATTGGTCTATAAAAGTGCCCGTTAGAAGGGAGATAAAAATATCCAACCGGATTTTCTGTTGCGGTTACCGCAATGTAAACATTTCCAGGTACTGATCCTGTATTTAATCTTAAAGATGATAAAACATTATTCACATTTGCCATAGTTCCCGTAAAACTAATTCTTGTGAAATTTGATGCGAGTGAATATCCTGTACTTGCTGTTACACCTGATGTGGTATTCAATCGTAAAGTTGTGCCTGAAGGAGGGTTTACTAAACCTATAGTAATCAGAAGTGTTGATGAACCATTAAATCCGTTTACCGAAAAACCACTTACAACTTGGTTAGTTGTACTTTGCGGGTAGGATGTTGCAGTAGGGCTTATTACACTCTGAGCTCTTAATGATAAAACCGTAAAGAACACTATTGTCCAACTAATAATCTTGTTCCACATGTTACTGTATAATTAAGTGCGTTTTCTTTTATTGCCCATGCACCACCGGCATTTATGTTAAACTTGAATCTTTTTGTTATGTTAATATTTGTACCCAAACTTGGTATTACCACATAAGGCGACTTTAATAATAGGTCATTGTAATAACTGATGTAAGGTGAGTAAACAAACAATCCCATTATTTTCATATCAATTCTTTTTCCGAATCTCAAATCATACATCCCACCAGCAATAACCGCAGTTCCCAAGAACTCTGTTTTATATACTTGCCCATATGATATCGTTCCCATATAAATGGCTTTGAGGCTTGGTATTTTTGGAAACATTAACATCTGTCCTCCCGCTATCGTTCCGTAAACAGAACCTCTACCTTCAAAACCTAATGATAATGTTCCTGACAATAAACTCATGGACTTTTTATTGATCCAAGCATGATACCCTGTTAAGTTTGGTCCTTGTTGTGCCGACACATAATCAACCAAACCACCACGAGCGGTCTCACCGTCCCAACGCATATTATGATATCCACCTGTAAGTTTTAATCCTGTTCTAACTTCAGAGTTTTGAAAGTTGAAACCTACAAAATCGCTTGACGCAATTACTGTAGGTTTACTAGCTTCCTTATTCTGATTTATTGTTTTTGTCGCTCCCTGTGTGATGTTGGTTTGTCCTCCACCACTTTCTTCTGGAGTTGTTGTTCCTTCTTGGTTGGGTGGGTTTCCTCCGGCTTCTCCACCAGTAGTCCCACCTGTAGTTCCACCATTGGTTCCACCATTGGTTCCACCATTCACATCGGGATTAGTTGCCGATCCTACTTCTTGTTGGTTAGATCCTTCCACATTCCCACTACTCCCAGTGTTACCAGTGTTCCCAACATTGCCGCTACTATTAGGATTATTGTTATTTTCATTTCCGTTTTGATTAGGGTTTATAGGCGATTGAGCCTGCTGATTTCCATTTTCATTTGATCCACCTTGAGTTGTAGTTCCTCCTGCTGGTGTTGGATTTTGAGTTCCACCATTTGGATTAGTGGTTCCATTTCCTCCGTTTGAACTTGTTTCATTTGTTCCAGAAGTGGTTTGACTTCCTTCAGTAGTGTTACTTGTTCCATTATTTTGTATTTGATTGTTATTGGTTGTGGTATTATTAGTATTTGTCGTTGTGTTATTAGTATTTGTTATATTGTTTCCACTTCCATTTTGGGATCCTTTCCCATTCTTCTTCCCACCGTTGTTACCAGTATTAGAAGAGTTAGATGCCGCAGCCAATGATCCACTTAAAAAATCTGTTGCTCCGTTTGATAAATCCATCAACGCTGATAATGAATTCAAAAGTCCAACCGTATTAAGTGTCACATCTTGTGCGATATTAATTTGTCCACCAAGTCCAACTATCTCTGAACAAGGTGATCCGTCATATTGTGAAAAAACTTGGTTAGCCCAAGTTTCAAAAGTTCCATCTATAAATTGTTGTTGAGTAAAGTTCTCAACAAAACCATAGTACCCCACCGTGACTGAGCCATTGATGGGGACTATGATGTTTTGTATGTTTCCTGTACAAGGATCGGTGTAAGAATAGTTATAGGTTTGAGCATTTGATTTAAAAAAACCAAATAAAACAAACAATAACGATATGATTATTTTATTTCTCAATTTGGAAACACACCTTTTGTGATTAATCTAGAAACAACTCTTGACGATGCTGTCTCTAAAGCTTTCTTTGTAGAAATACCGATTGTTGATTGATTGAATTTTACCTCATCACTGATGTCTCCTAAGATTGATGAAGTTTTGATTGTTACTGCTTCACCAAGTCCAGATCCTACGATCACTTGGCTTGTTTCAGCATCTACGAATTTGATTTGGAGACCTAATCTTGTAGTTTGATTTACGGTTTGTTGTCCATTAACTTTAACTACCTCATCTTCTGATACACTAAAGTCGTATACCTCAATATAAACAAAGTACTTAGCTAATACAACATTACCTTTCACCTCTATTTTGTTTGAAGATACTCCCTTGTCTGATGCTTTGTCTTGAGCGATCATTCTTTGTTTGATGTCTTCCTTTTCTTCAGTGAAAATAAATCTGTTGGTATATTCCAAATATTCAATTACAATATTTGTTACACCAAGACCTACTCTTTTATCTTTTAACTCAGGATACATTTCATATAGTTCCTCGTTGATACCAATCTTTAACAATTGGATCGGAACCTGAATCTTTCCATCGTAATCTGCTACCACATCTATTGATTGTTTCTTCTCAAACTCAGCCTGATATTGTTCAGTTTTAACAGAACCAATACCCCCACTGGTTTGTGGGGGCTGGGCTTGTGTTGTTTTACATCCAATCAAAAAGAATGGTAATATGTAAAGTAGATTTTTCATTATCCTTCTACTTCTTCTTCTTCGTTAGTTTGGCTTTTACCTGACAAATATTTATCAACCGATGCGATACCAAATGAACCTAAAGTGATCCATAAAAATCCATCATAGATAAATTTGTTGATCGGCATTTCTTGTCCGTGTAAACCTGTGTAGATATCCACACCAAGACAAATAACCATCATTAAGAATGATCCGAAACCTACGATTGATTTCTCGTTGATATCGTTTTGATCCATAAACATTCTTACGAAGAATGATTTTTTAGTTTTCTTTTGTGCCATTTTTGTTTTTTATTTATTGTTTATTTATTACCAAGATTCTTCTTCAACCTTTTTTGGTTTTTCAGGTTGTGCTGCCGGTTGTTGTGACGGTCTTTCGATAATTCTTTCACGAACTACTCCACCACCATTTTCAACCTTTTGTTTGTTATCTTGATTTTGTTGAACATTTACAACTACAGGTGCTGCGGCAGGTGCCGCTTGTTCAGTTTTCGTTTCTTCAGCAGGTTCGTCATTACCCCCACCAAACAACGTTACTCCTAACCAAGTTCCACCACCAGCAATTACAGTTGATAATGTTCCGACAATGGTCTTCTTTAGTCCTGACCATGTTCCATCGTTTTCTTGTTCTTCTGACATTTTTGTTTTTATTTATTTGGATTTATTGTTTTACAACTTTACTTACTTTAACACCTTCATTTTCCAAACTTAAAGTCACCATATAGATACCTTGTTCTAATTGACCCAAGTTCTCATTGTAAGTGTATTTACCATTTGGTAATTGACCGTCCAAGATTGTAATTACTTTTCTACCAACCACATCATAAACTGAAAGGTTAGCATTTGTTGTTTCATCAACCTTGAAAGTTACAGTAATATTTGAAGTAGTTGGGTTGGGGAAAACTTCAATTGTGTTTCCGTTTACATCACCCATTGTACTTTTCAATACTTGTAAGATTCCGTTTGTTGGTGTGATTGTTAGATCTTCAGATTGAGCAGTTCCTGCAAACTTCAATGAAGTATATAAAGGACTTTCTTCCCAAAGATTTTGTGGTTGTCTTGCAATGAATTGTAATGTAACAACCTCATCACCATCTTTAAGTGTTTGTTCGTTGTTTGTTTTATCAAACCCACCCCAATCAACTTGACCATCGTTAGCATTAACATAAGTAATCCACTCCATAGCATTTGATGAAGAATTAATACCTTTGAATGTTAACAATGTTGTATCATATTTCAAACCGAACTGAAGTGCCGATAACTCTTCACCATTTGTGAATACTTTCACAGGAAGGTTTACCAAGTTTCCAGCTTCAACTGAAATGTTAGGAACATTTACTTCAATAGTTGATGTTGGGAAGTCGTATTCAACTTTGGTATCAATTACATTATAAACTTGCGATTCTAAACCTGGTAGTGGTCCAACCAATACTTCAATCGGAGTAACACGAGCCATGTTGTAACCTGTACCGTTAGCATCACCAGGAACCATAACATAATATGTTACAGATGTAGTACCCGGTAAGATCTCAAACGTGAAGTTAGTTACACCCGCAATTGATGAAGTAAAGTTAGTTGATGATCCATTGATAGTACCGTACTCAGACGCTGTAAAGAACTTAACATCCTCAACGTTGTTTGGCCATTCTGTGAATCTACCTGACACTCTACCGAACACACCCCATACATCAGAGATTGATAATGAGTTTGATCCGTTTACATCTGCATGGTAGTAATCAAATCCTGACATCGTACCGTTTCCTAACAACCACTGATTAACTTGTTGAGCATCTGTCGTTGATATAATGTTACCAACACCCATAGTGTCACCTTTGATTGCTAATCTCACATCCCAATAAGTTGTATCTAATGGAACTGAGATTGAGAAGTTACCAGTTAAGTCAGTTACATAGGTTGAGTGTTGTGCCCATGAACCTCCTGTTTGTGGTCTTCTTTCTAAAGCTAAAGATAGAGACTTAGCAGGTGTTCCTGTTACGTTAGTGAAAGTCCCTGCAAATTGGAAGTTTTGGAAAATGAACTGACCTCCGTAGTTGTGAACGTTAAGGGTTGTATCCATACCATCTTGTTTTGCCGCAATTGGTTGGAACGTTTGCGCTCCTGTCCAAGTAAGTGGTGTGATAGATGATAAGTTATTGAATACCGCAGGTGCTGCGTGAGTGAAGGTGATTAAAAATCTCTCACCATTCGCCAACGTGTAAGTAGCACTTGGTCCCGTATAAACCAACGTGATTGTGATATAACCATTCGCCGTGTTGGTAACATATTGTAGATCAAGGTTTGTTGTTGATCCGATTAATGAAACCGCCGCGTTTGTAAATGCGGTATTGTCGTAGAATAATCTAAACTGAATACCCGCATATTTGGTTAGGGTTGTATTCTGTAACGTTACTTTAGCAGTTGTGTTACCTTGTGCTGTTGTCCCAACTTGATATTGGGATGCGATGATACCCCACACACCATTTGATGGTGCTACAGGTACCTGTGCTTTACCGATAAACGGTAATAAAAATAAAAGTCCAAATAATAGACCTTTTAATTGTTTCATTTTAGTAGTTTTTAAGTTTTAGTTTTTATTTGTAATCAGAAATCTACCTTTTAGTTTCCAATTGTTTTTTTTATTTTCTCGTATGGCACTTGCGGAACAATTAAAGAATTTTGCAGCATCTTTAGAATTCAAGAATTCGTATTCATGCCCATTAATTGTGTCAATGATCCTCAAGTGAACCTTACTATTCGACAATTTTTGTTTTTCTAACCAATCGTCATTTTTGAATTTTCCTCCATAATTAGGGTTATTAACACCTGAACTACTTTTAGAAATTTTTTCAATTATTAAATCTCTTTTGGGATTGTTTGAAATTGTGTCTCCTCCTTTAGCAATTTTTACGATATTATACTTAGGGTTTTGTTTTAGATAAAAATTTTCTCTTTCGAGTAAATGTTCTAACTTACATTCTTCAATAATTTCAAATCTAAAATTATTTTCACCATACTTATTCCAAGATCTTTGTAATAAAATATTTTGGTGGTTGTTAGATTTTAATTTTTGTAAATGTTCTTTCCACCTTCTTCTAATATTTTTAGATGAACCCACATAAAAATTACCGTTGATTTGATTAACAATCTTGTAAATCCCAATTTCCATTATTTAATATCTGAACTTTCAATTAGCGTATAGGTAAAAGAATTTCCGTGAATGTCTTTTGCCTTTCTACAGATCTTCATAAACTCTTCGAAGTCTGCCGCTTTTTTAAACACAGTACAACCTTCCGACCAATTTTCAACATAAGTTGAGTCAGCACCTGCTTTGTGAATATTAATACCAAACACACCTTCAGCAATTTTACTCTCATCATAAGTCATATCACGATTTGCGTCACGATAAACTTTTACGTTCTTTGCTTGTTTAAGTGCTTCGTATTTACCTTGATGAAGACCAATAGAGTGTGAACCTCTGTATTGTCCCTCAACAAGTCTAGCAACACCCGCAGCGTTATGATATTCCATAACACCCTTTTTACCGGGATCTGTTGTTCCAGGCCATTCATGATATTTCCACGTACCTGTTTCATCTTTGTAACTTAACGTAATTAAGTCGTCAAACACATTCGTGACTTTTTGTCCCGTTGATGAGTTTCTTATACTAATAATGTTTACGTCGAATCCTTTGTTACTTGTGTCTTCGAAGTAAACATACCCTTTGGCTTTAACGGCAGCCTCGACCTTTTCTCTTGTATATCCCATAAATATGTTTTTTCTATAAGTATCTTAAAGTTGACGATCTGACATTTTTTTTACCATTAAATCTTTACTTTGTTTATCAATTTAGTATTTATAGGAAAATCAAAAAGTTATGGTATTAAAAGTTGGGTCAGAAGGAGCTGACGTAAAAAAACTCCAAGAAAAACTAGGTGTGGAAGCGATAGGAAAGTTCGGACCTAAAACAGAAGCTGCGGTAAAAGCATGGCAAAAAGCAAATGGACTTAAGGACGATGGTATCGTTGGTGATGCTACTTGGTCTAAATTATTTGGTGAGTCAAAACCAGTTGCTGCAGTTATTAAAGAAGATGTTGTTATACCAACAAGTGGATCATTGAACATTGAAAAGTTAAAGGGTCATATTCCTGATGCCGTTCTCGCTCAAATCCCTGAAACCGCCGCAAAATTCAACATTACAAACAACTTAAGATTAGCTCACTTCTTATCACAATGTGGTCATGAGTCAGGTAATTTCAAAGCGGTTAGTGAGAACTTGAATTACTCAGCCGATGGTTTGAAGAAGATCTTTGGGAAGTATTTCCCTGGTAACTTGAATGAGTCTTACGCTCGTCAACCTGAGAAAATTGCTTCTCGCGTTTACGCATCAAGAATGGGTAATGGTGACGAAGCATCTAAGGAAGGATTTAAATTTAGAGGCCGTGGTTACATCCAATTAACAGGAAAAGCAAACTACACTAACTTCACTAAATTCATCGGTGAGGATTGTGTATCTAATCCTGATTTAGTTGCAACTAAATATCCTTTGGCATCCGCTGGTTTCTTCTTTGACTCAAATAAACTTTGGTCTATTTGTGATAAAGGTGCTGACGACGCTACGGTAACGGCAGTTACAAAACGAGTGAATGGTGGTACTATCGGTTTGGCTGATCGTATCAAACACTTTAAAGAATATTATAACTTACTTAAGTAAAACAGAAAACCCCTCCGTAAAGAGGGGTTTTTTTATGAAATGATTTTTATTTCACTTGTTGTTTCAATAACTACTCTTGCTCCACAACTCAAGAGTGGTTTTTCATCACAACCTGATCCACCATATATAATTTTACTTGGTCCAAGTATTTCAACCTCATTACAATAGGTATTTGTATTACCTTCCTTAATTGTAATCACAGGTAGATCAGTTCCTTTTTGTTTATTGGATCTGATATGGTGTTGATTCACATGGATTCGTTTTATTTTTGGTCGTGCCATTTCCAACCCAATAATAACTTGGTAAAGTATCTATGGATAACATTTGGTTTTTTTTGGAAGAATATGTGAAACCCTTTACCAACAATATAGTATCCGACTTGTTTTGGGAGTCCTTTGATATTTGGTACTTCTTCAGATCTCATGACCAACTCTTCATTTAAATCAAATTTTGGTTCTTTTTTCTTTCTAGGTTTGTAATTTCTTTTTTTCGTAGGTGAAGGTTTTTCTTTACTTACTGTTTCTTTTAATATTTCTTTTTCCATATAATAAAAATAGATTAAGATTTTTATCTGTAAACATTTATTTTACGTTCAAAATCTCTTTTTTATAGTAATCTTCAAACCCATCCAGATAGTTTGTGATTGACTTATTCTTTTCTGTTCCGATAACCTCATCAATCAAACCAAACTCAACCGCCTCATCTGAACTATACCATCTGTCACGACTTGAGAAGTCTAATACTTCTTGGAATGATTTTCCACAATTCTCAGCCAAGATTTTAAACAAAATGTAGTTGTATTTTTCACCTTCCATTTGATTAATACGAGTATCTTGGATGTTTCCTCGTGTTCCATGACTTACTTGGTGGGTCATTAC